TACAAAGACATGAAGGTGTTTATAAATTCTTTGTCCACAAGCGATAGGATTATAGGACATAACTTTATACGGTACGATGCTCCCATTATAGAACGTATCCTACTAGAAAATATCCCATGCAAAATAGTAGATACCCTCGCCTTATCCTGGTACTTATACCCCGAAAGATTAAAGCATGGGTTAGAGCAATGGGGTACAGAGCTAGGTATAAAGAAAGTAGAAGTAGAAGATTGGATAGATAGCGCACCAAAGTTATACCAAGAAAGGTGTGAGCAAGATGTAAGAATAAACGTAGCGATATGGAAAAAGTTTAGTGCGTACTTAAATTATCTATATGATAACAAACCAGAAAGATTGTTAAGATACTTATCGTTTAAGATGGACTGTGCTATGGAACAAGAAAGCATAGGCTGGGGACTTGATACTAAAGCAGCAGACAATCTTGCCAGAAACTTATCGGGCATAAAAGAAGGGCTTACTAAGAAGTTAGAAAAAGCATTACCCAAAGTAGGTAAGTACGTAATGCGAAAGAAGCCAACTAACATGTACAAAAAGAATGGCGAGCTTTCTGTAGCAGGTGAAAGATGGAAGAAACTTTGTGAGCTAAATGGGTTTAACTATAAGGTATACGTAGGTACTATAAAAGAATTATACAAATGGGAGGAACCCAACGCATCCTCCACACCACAGATTAAAGACTGGCTAAAAAGTTTAGGATGGAAACCTAAAACGTTTAAGTATCCTAAGGATAAAGAAAAGGTAGCACAAATAAAAGATAGCAAAGGAAAACTTTGCAAGTCTGTAATTGATATAGCAGAAAAAAATAATAAATCTTACAGTGTAGATTTATCAAATGGTCATTATGATACAGTAAATGCTTATAATAAAACAGGAGAAGCCATACTTGCTCTTGGTTCTTTAGCAGTAGTTTCACACAGACTTGCTTTGGTTAAGTCTTTAATAAAAAATGCTACATGGACTGAAGGGCATGGCTGGCGTGTAAAGGCAGAGATACAAGGCCTAACAAATACACTAAGATTTAAACATAAAACATGTGTGAATATACCATCAACAAGAGCAGAGTATGGTAAAGATATTAGGGCACTCTTCACAACAACTAATATAAAAAATACATTGTGTGGTAGTGATATGTCATCTTTAGAAGATAGAACTAAACAACATTACATGTGGGAGTATGACCCTGATTATGTTAAAGAGATGCAAGTAGAAGGCTTTGACCCACATCTTGACTTAGCTTTTTCTGCTGGAGTAGTAACCGAAGAAGATATAAATGACTACAAATATGGAACAGGAGGCCATCTTAATGGTGTTTCAGATATACGTCATGCTTACAAAGGTGGTAATTATGCCTGTACTTATGGTTGTGGAGTAACTACTTTAGCTAGACAACTAGATATTAGCAAACTACAAGCAGAAGAAATACACACTGCGTACTGGAAAAGAAACTGGTCGATAAAAGAAATAGCTGCCGCACAAACTATTAAAGAAGACTGGCTATACAATCCCGTATCTAAGCTGTATTACAAAGTAAGAGAAGAGAAAGATATATTCTCTACCCTTAATCAAGGAACTGGTGTATACTGTTTTGACTTATGGATAAAGTTTCTAAGAGAAGAAGGATACAAAGTAAACGCTCAATTCCATGATGAGATTATAACAGAAGTAAAAGATACCCCAAAAGATATAGAAGATACAAAGAAAGATTTTAAGAAGGCCGTACACAGAGTAAATGAGTTACTACAACTGAACAGGGAACTAGATTGTGATGTACAATTTGGAAATAACTATTCAGAAATCCATTAAAATGTGTTATAATATATACCCCGTTAATACTTTATAGGAGAAATAAAATGGGATTACAACGTAAAACACCACAAGCAAAAGCATCTACCAACTCTACTGTTGAGTACGAGAATGTAGCTGAAGGTAGTCACGAAGGGCGACTAGTAATGGTTGCTGACTTGGGTTTACATAAGCGTGACTACAATGGTGAAGAAAAAAGTCCATGTCAAAAGATATCATTAGGTATCGAGCTTATTGGACAGACCCTTACTGTAGATGGTGTAGCACAGCCTCGCGTACTATGGACAAGTCCTTTTAACATTTTCCAGACGCTAAACGAAATGGGTAAAGAGCTACCAATGTTCAGGGTATTTCAACCATTAGCTAAAGAAGGTGAGGTAGCTAACTGGGAATCTGTTCTGGGTGTTGCTTGTGATGTGATTGTCCGTCATGAAGTATCTGGAGATAGAACGTATGATAACATTGAGTCTATCGCACCAATCCCTACACGCTATCAAGATGGTGTTGCTGACGCTACCCATCCTATGGGAATTGGTGATTCAGAAGATGAAAACAATCCAGTTACCAAAGGGCTGTATGGATTAACTAAGTGGATGCATTCAAACCGTATCACAGCAGCATCAGAAGTAGTCAGTGAAGCTTCAGCAGAGAAGGGTGAAGACTTTAAAGACGACATTCCTTTCTAATGAAACTTCTAATTGACGGAGACCCTATCGTATATCGAATAGGATTTGCTAGTCAAAAGAAACAAGAGGATGGGTCGGTGAAAGCTGACCCTGAATCTCACGCCTTACACTCTTGTAAGAAATTTATTAAGACACTCTTGCAAGAAACCAAAGCAAAAGAGTTTTCAATCTACTTATCGGGTAAAGAAAACTTTCGTTATAAAGTAAGACAGGATTATAAAGCTAACCGAAAGGGTACGCCTAAGCCTGTACACTATCAAGCTGTAAGAGATTACTTAGAAAGCAAGTGGGAAGCTGTAGTCGTCAACGGTATAGAGGCTGACGATGCACTGGGGCTTGCTCAAGAAAGTAATACAGTAATAGCTACTATTGATAAAGACTTACTTATGGTCGAAGGTAAACACTTTAACTACGGAAAAAGAGAATGGGCAACTGTTACCGCAGAGGAAGGCACTCGTTTCTTTTATAAGCAAATGCTTACAGGAGATAAGGTAGATAACATAATCGGACTACACGGAATTGGTGAAAAGAAATCTAGTAAACTATTAGATAGCACACCAAGAAGTGAGTGGGATAAATTAATAGTAGACAAATACTTAGAGGGCTTTGAGGAAGATGGTTACCACAGAGCAGTACAAAACTCACAGTTATTATGGATACTACAGAAGGGCAAAGACATGCCTATTGAGTTCACATGAAACCAAGAAATAAAAAGAAAAGTATTTATCGTAGTGGGCTAGAAGAAGCGTTTGCTAACAACACGGCTGGAGCTGGCTTTGAATTTGAGCCAGCGTCCTTGCCATACACAATGAACCGCAAGTACATACCTGACTTTGTTAAGGAAGATATCTTAATAGAGTGTAAGGGATTCTTTCGTGCAGGTGACACTCTTAAATATAAATCTATAAGAGAAAGTTATCCAGACAAAGAGTTAGTATTTATCTTATCAGACCCATACAAAAAGTACGTAAGGGCAGTAAGTTATCTATGGGTGCATGGTGTTACAAAGAAGGTTTTGCTTTCTTTAGAGTTAGTGAATGCAAAGACCTTAAAGAATACCTAAGCCTAAGTGAAGAAGATAAACAAGAGTATAAAGATTTAAATTTAACAGGAGCTTAAAATGATTGATGATTTTAAATGGGAGTGGGTTCCCCTAAGAATCCACCCCTGTATCTGTTTGTTTGGTTGGCCTTTGTTTGGTGGATGGATTCCTTTTATTGGGTTTACTTACTACTGGAATGATGAACAAAAAATAAGTAGATGTTTTATGTTTGAGTGGTTTACAAAAGGAATCGCTTTTGAGTCAATAACAAAGGATAATGAAGATGAGTAACGTACGTATGTTGACCCCTAAAGTACAAGGGGTTATGGACTATCCCCAAGCAGAAGCATTCGATGATATGCAGTTTGATATACGCTGGGGGCATAGAGAAATAGAAATGCAGAAAGACTTGCATGACTTAAAGAATAACCTTACGGAAGCAGAGCTACATGGTGTAACTACAGTACTTAAATTATTTACTTTGTATGAAGTACATGTAGGTAATGACTATTGGTTAGACTGCGTACGTAAGATGTTCCCTCGTCCTGAAATACAATCAATGGCATCTACGTTTGGTAACACAGAATTATACACTCATGCTAAGTTTTATTCAAAACTAAATGATGTAATGGGTTTACAAACAGATGAGTTCTATCAGTCTTACGTAGAAGATGAAACGCTTGAGAACCGTATGTCATGGATTGGCAGACAATTTAAAGTAGACGACCCCTTACTGGTTACTGCAATGGGTAGCATTACAGAAGGAGCTATACTATATAGTAACTTTGCTTTTCTAAAACACTTTCAAGCAGAGGGAAAGAACAAATTAATAAACATGACTGCGGGTATTAACTACTCAGTACGTGATGAAAACTTACATAGCTTAGCTGGTGCATGGTTGTTTAAGACTCTAGTAGAAGAGATGCAGCCAGATAAGAAACGGATGGATAAAGTAATTACAAAAATAAGAAACACTTGCGCTCAGATATTCGAGCATGAGTCTCGTATTATTGATATGATATTTGAGAAAGGTAATATCAAAGGTATTACAGAGTTGCAAATGAAAAACTTTGTTAAGGCAAGACTTAATTTATGTTTAGAGCAACTGGGATTAGAAGAGTTATATATTATAGACTACGACCCTATTAGTAAATGGTTTTACAAAAACATTAATGCAGGAACTTTTCACGACTTCTTTGCAAAACTTGGCACTAACTATACCCGTGACTGGGTGGAGGCTAGATTCGGATGGAACAAAAACTAAAACCAGAAAAGAAAGACCGAAAGAAATTTGACATTGACCTTGAGTATGGAGAAATACAAGAGGATGCCATAGCTAACATGCTACAAAATAAAAAGATTGAAGTTAAATCAGAACGTGGTATGTGGATTAAGACAGGTAACATAGCTATCGAATACCAAAGTTACGGAAAACCCTCAGGCATAGAGGCTACAGAGTCTGACTATTGGTTTCATAACTTATGTGTAGATGAAGAAGTATTTGGTACTTTAGTC